CCTCACTGATAACCACGGCGTCATTCGAGTTGGCGCCGTAGTACGGCATATAGGCTACACTGAGATTTTTGCCCAAGGCCAGAGTACCGTTCCGGGTAAAGTTTGATTCCGCCAACTGTTGTCCCTTACGTACAGAATCACCTTTCTTCACTTTTACATCGTGATGAAGCATCGTCTTCGCAGCCAGTGGGAAGTTCTGCTCATAAGGTATTTTCACATACGTCTTCGGCGCTGCGGTCTTCACTTTATCCGGCTTGAGATAAATGTAGTCTGCGTCCACCTTCGCAACAGTTCCACTGGCCGGAGCACTAGGGTTAATAAGACCCGCCATATGGTGTTCGAAGGACTTACCGTCGGGGGCCTCCACCTGAACGAGGGGCGCTTCTCGGTCTACCAGGGACAACGCCTGCACCTGCATCTTAGAGCCCATCACGGTACGGTTGCCCTGCATGGACTCGATAAAAGGTACCAAATTGGTTGTTGGGCTGTACATAAACGAGGGGTGTGGAATCTGGTACTGTACTCGCGATGCGGGGACCTGACGCAGAGAGCCGTCAACGAGAGCGTCCACGGTCCCAGACAACTTCTGACCCGGAAATGCAACCACCGATTCCTTCATCTCGCCGGCACGAACAAACTTATTCCGGTTGGATTTAACATCCCGCACTGGGACATAAATGTTGCCCTTTTTATCCTTACGAACTTCCAATGCGGCGCGGATATCGACACCCGCACGAAACGACTCAGGGGTCCTGAAGGGGTCCAGCGCACCTATCTGCGTTACGTGAACCTGTCGTGCCTCCATGGGAATTGCGCGGTCCGTCTTTATTCCACCTTCCCCCAGAGAAGTCACACGCGTCGCGGAGTCCACGAGCTCCATAGGGTTCGTTTGGGTAGGAACTGCGACCAACTGGGACGTATTGATGAACTTGATGAGCCCTGCGGTGAAGGGGCCTGAAGGAAGCGCTTTACGGAGCGATGGCGTACCCTCCATCTTAATGGCCGTCTTCCGAGCTATGTCCCGAGCATTCAACGTAATGACCTCTTTGAAAAAGTCATCAGCGGAATTGAGAGCCTTGAAGTCCAGGTTATCCCGGTCATCGACAGCTTCCGGATTTTTAAAAATCTGCAGGACCTTCCCCGATGCGTCTAAAAGACTATCCGGAGTGACGTTGGCGTAGGGGCGCCCTAATGTGCGCTTATTCACTTCGGGGTCCATCTGTGCGCTTGTGTATCGACGGAAGACATCTGACACTTTTGCGTCCGTGGGGGCATCGGGTTTCTGGTAGTAGGTGGGAACTACTTTCTTATAGAGCTTGTCTACTGTTCTGTCTGTTTTCGGAAGAAGCTTTTCGGCATTCTTATCCGCGAGCTTCTTGCCCCACACGCGTGATATTTTATCATGACTCAGCCCGGCCTTTCTCAAAACAGGATAAAGCGGAATCTTGCTCGCACCGTACTCCATTTGAGGCTCGCCCTTGGCAGGGTCCATACTCACGTTGAAGTTCGTGCCGCCCTTCAGGTTGAAGCTGGCTTCGAGAATCCCGTTTGCGCGCTTGCGTGCATAGACACCAGGTTTCGGTCGGACTTGGTTTGCAATAGAGTACTCATTACCCCCAACGATTACGGTATGTCGGGGTGTGTACCAGGGCACACGCGCCACGGTGAAGTTGGACACTTCGTCCAGAACCTTACCGTCCTTGTCTCGCATCCGGATGGTACCCTTTACAACCTCGGACAGCGTGTCTCCACGCAAAATGGCCGTCTTCTGGTCGTTCGACGAAAAATCTTTTTCCTGGATTTTGAGGTTCTTCAGCTCCAACGTCTTGTTTCGGGAACTGATAGGGAAGGACTCTCCAAGACCTTCCAGCACCTTCTGTCGTATCATTTTTCGGCGCTCATCGGCGCTCGTCATAATCGGGAATAGCTCTTCCGGCATCTTAATACCCTCCAGCCATGTCTCAAGTATACGTTAGGACTATACAATATGTAAGGACTCTCTTGGTATAAGAATGTGGAGAATGTGGGTTTTTCATCATTCTTACAACACCGAGAGGAGGTACTATGCGGATACGAAATTTAGGGTTGTTCAAGCCGGGCAAGGTACGGTGCGGTAGGAGATGACCCGCCCAGCCTCCTCTCTTTTCGAGGGGAGGCTATTTTTTTCCAGCCATAAACCCGGCGACATCAGGCGGATAGACCCGATTTTTCTTTCGCTCTTCCATCTCTTTTTCAATCTTCTTTTTCTGTTCCGGGTCCGGCTCCATCCATTCGACGTGAACACAGCGCGTACCGTTCGGAAGATTGAACGGCTCTTTGGCGGTTAAAACAGCATTCCCTTTGAGTCCCCGGTCAATAATCTCTTTGTACGCTACTTTCTGTGTGTGCGGGCAGGAGTAATCGCTTTGCTCGGGTAGTGTAACCGTGCCTTGGTCGATGGCCGTGATGCACCGCTTACACTTCTCCCACGGACGCCACAGAACGAAAACCTTCGTGAACGACAGGTAGTGCATTTGCAACGCCGGTTTGTCGTCCGGAACGTCCGTCTCTATGTACGGGCTGTCGGCATTCTTGGGGGGCTTAAAAACTGGCGCAAGCTCTACTACATTACTTGGGGCGCCTTCCTTAGTATCAGGAAGTGTGCGGGCTTTCTGTGCCAGCTCGGAATAGTTAAATCCGGATTGGTCACCTTTCATACTACGCTCCCATCTGGCCCATCTGGCTCTTAGCCTGCTGGGTCATGGTTGTTTGTTGTTGCTCAAGACGCTGAATAACAACCGAGTACATCACCATATCTTCCATCTGGAGCTGATGTAGTTGGCTCTTCCGAGTGCCTTCATCGAGGGAAAGCAACTGTGCTACAATCTGGTCAGCTTCTGCGATAACCTGCTGTTGATTGTAGCCCTGTGCACCACCTCGCTGAGCTTCCATTTGCACCTGGCGAGCCATGCTGTTCTGGATATCGTTGATTTCCTGCTCCAGCGTCTGCTGGTCCCGTACACGGTCCAGCGTTTCCTGCTTGATTTTGTCCTTCTCTTTGTTGAGGTCTATCTCGTACATCTCCGCCATCGTGCTGTCCGAAATTACCTGCGGGCCTCCCCCCTGCTGACCTGCCATCCACATATTGAAAATGACCTGCTTGGTCATCTGGTCATCAATCATGCGGAACTTGGTCATTCCAACGGGGATGGTGTCCCATCCGAGGAATTTGGCACATCGGTCATCAACCCACTGCAACAAGTCCAAGAGGTCATTGATGTGTGTTTCCAGTTGATTCTCGATGAGCCGCAGGGTGGCTTCCATGCCCTTTCCGGTGAGTCCACCGTAAATGAACTCGATGGGTACACCCAGAGCAGACACGATATTCTTTTCCGCCTCCTGCACCTCGCCCAGCGTGAGAAGCGCGCGGCCCTGGCCGCCGACTTGAGTCATGCCCATAGGAATAGGGGCAAACATGATATGCAGGGGGTCAAGCCGCCACTGCTTCATATTGTACTGGACGCTTTCCTGCCACTTCTGGAGGCTTATCTGTACCGTCGGGTCGGCCTGCGCCGACGCCTGGGCTGGATGAATAACTCTGAAAGGCGTCAGATGGTCCAGCGCGATAGCCTCGTTGGCTTTACGCAGAATCGCCGTGTAGTGGAATAGCTGCAAGACAGACAGTAACGGCGGGAGGCCCCACTGAGGATTGATTCCTGCCGGTCCAGACATCTTCATGTGGAAGATGGCGTTGTCCGTAAACCGGAATTTTTTGTTGGCCTTCACCGCTTTCAGGAACCCTAACGGCAATGTGTCAATCAGGCTCTTGTGTCCGGCGTTAATGCGCTGAATCAAGGACGGTGGAATCGTGAAGTAGTACGTTGACTCCCCCGTAATGTCGTTGTGGTCGATATCAATCATCTTGGGGTCCCAGCGGATGAAGTTGACTTTCCGACTCAACATGACTTTACGGTCTATAATCGCCTCTTCGCCGACGTTAACCTGGGCATGACAGTTCTCGCACTTGTACGAAAAACGCAACGCCCGCATATTAACGGAGTAATCCAGATTCTTAATATTCGTCTGTGTTTTGCACTTAGGACATTTCAAATAGCGGATGAAAGGTTGGTACATGGATAAAAGAGCGTTTCCATAAACGTACTTATCGAGGGTAGCCATGATAAGTAGTTCCCGCGCTTTCAGGACTTTTTCCAAAAGGTACTGGTGTTTATTTTTCAGCGATTCATTTGTGGTATCGTAGGTAAGGGTGGTGATAGGGTATTCACCGAATTTTCGTAGCGCTGAAAAGATGTGCGGGCTGTTGTAGAAGATGAACTCACACCACTTGAAGAGCTCTTTGAGTCTACGGGGAGTAAAGACCTGTGTGTAGTTGTAGTAGGGATTAGGATGCGATTGGACATTTCTCCGCTGAACCATCGTAGACGGGTCAATTATCCCGTAAGTGTTCGTACTCATCAGTTACTCCTTAACCGTTCGGTCCAACCAAAATAATAGTACAGGAGGGATAACATGGAAATTGAATTCGCTAAAATAAATGGAACTCCTGTGCTTACCGTTGCTGGTACCTGGTCTCAAGGGTCGCGTGTTTACGGAGCTACTTTACAGAAAAAACAGAACCGTTGGGTTTTTCCCGCGTTCCCTCCCTTCGTTCAAAACGTACTACATGACCTACCAAAAGTCTATAAACACGCCACATTAACTGATGAGGTCACGAACTGGCTGAAATCCCAGAAGACACAAGACGAGTGGTTGCAGCATATGCGGGAAAAAACGCTGCCGTTAAAGAGCTACGACCATCAGCTCGTCGGTACCGCTGAGCTACTTTACAATTATCGGTGGATACTCCAGTGGGACACGGGAACAGGTAAAACCAAACCCGTAATAGACGCAGCGCAGCAATTACATTGTAAAATGCTTGTGCTGTGTCCATTGGTGGCCTTAGACAACTGGGTAGACGAGTGTGAGTGGTACACAGACAAAACACTCAAAGCGGTGGCGCTAAAAGGATACAGCAGGGAACGAAAGCTACGGCGAATAAGCGAGGCGCTCGAAGCCGACGTAATGGTCGTTACTTTTGATTTTGCTAAGCGTCACGGTATTCCAAAATTACACCAGAAAACACGTTCCGTATTCAAGGCGGCGACACACCGCGTACCGCATCAGGGAGTGCTACGCATTTTAAAACGCATTAACGACTCGGAGGTCCAATCCCGATTAGCTGCGGATTGGGTGGGTGGACGCAAACCTGCCGACATCAACAAGGAGGTCTCAGAACGTATACATAATAAACCCCAATGGCTTATCGATTTTCCCTACGACACCATCACGGCCGATGAATCACACAGACTAAAAAATCGAAAGAGTCAGAGAACGAAAATATGCCTGGAGTTGTCCAAGCCTGCTACACGAAGGTATTTGCTTACCGCGACGTTATCGCAAGGCAATCCTTGGGATTTGTATCCGCAAGGACGCTTCCTCGCACCCTATTTCATGCCAGAGGACAGCCGAACATTCGGACAAGAGTACATCGTTACAGCGCGGGGAAATCCACACCTGGTTGTGGGGTACAAGAAAATCCATATCCTGAATGCGCGCATCGCCAGTGTTTCCAGTGAGAAGAAGCTGGATGACTGCGTGGACATCCCCCCCAGGCGTTTTGAACCTATCCATTTTCCACTGACAAACTCCCAACGCAAGGACTACAATTACATTGTAAATCAATGGGCAATAGAGCGGCCCAATGAGGACCCCCTAGAACTAGCCAACGGTGCTGTGCGACTCATGAAGCTGCTGCAACTATGTAGTGGATTTGTCTACGTTCCAGAGAATGACGATATCTGCGACACATGCGACCACGTGTACACATGCGTCTCCGAGGGAGTCACTCCCGGGACTAAGAAATGCACTAACCCCGCAGCTAAAAACATGGTGACACGGAAGGCGCTCACGTACGCTGACAACCCAAAGTTGAAGTACCTGGAGGATAAGGTGGAAGACATCGTACAGTCCGACAAGGTTATTATCTGGGCTGTTTTCGAAGAGGAGCTCGACGTTATCGAAAAAATGCTGAAACGACGTGGTTGGGGCTATGTGCGCGTTGACGGCAAGACGACCAAGAATATCCGAGCGCTGGCCAAACAATTTAATACAGACGCATCCTGCGCGGTCTACCTGGCACAGATAAGCACCGGCATCACTATTACGCTAAATGCTGCAAAGTACGCAATCTACTACAGTCGTAGCTGGTCTCTGGATGACCGTATTCAATCCCTAGGACGTAATCGCCGTATCGGGCAGGACAAGAAAACAGTCGTTTACGACCTTTGTGCGGAAAAAACGCTTGAGGTGCAGCAATTAAACGCGCTACAAAACAAGGACGACATCGCGAAACTCTTAACGCGACGTATCCGATGTACGCTGTGTGCGAAATATTCTGATTGTCGCGGTAATAATATAGAGCCCTGGGCTCCAAAGTGCGTACTCAGTACCGAAGCGGAACGCACCGTTGCGCGTGCTGAAATGATATAGGAGGACCTGATGAAAGTAACCCTAGAAAGAGCTGATTTGATACGTATCCTAAGCAGCGCCTTAGGCTATCGAATCGAAGACGCCGACGTGGAGGTTTGTGCTGAACCGTTTGAAGTACATATCCAACAAGTAAACGTTAACGAGTTGGCGAAGCAGCAAACGGCGCCAGAGCCGTCCGAAGAGGATGCCCCGGTTATTGAAACACCGTCCTCAAAAGGCGACGACCCGGAGAGCACTGTGCTCACCATGACGGACATTCTGAAACAAAACGAGGCGATGGGTGGCGCAGCTGCTCCTCGCCCTCTTGGACCCCAAGAGACGGACGAGCCGCCACCGATTACAGAGGAAGAGATGACGGCGGCAAGGAGGTACCGTGACTAAAAAGAAGAGCGATAGACCCACATTTACGTACCCGGATAACTTCTTCGACGATGGCATCCCCAAGGGGGTGCTGTCTATCTCGGGATTTAACACGATGCGGAGGTGCCCTAAACAGTTCGATTACGCTTATGTATTAGGTGTGATTAACCCGCCGGGAATCGCCATGACCAAAGGTAAGGCTGTACACAAGGGCGCGGAGGTGGTGCACAAACACACTATCGAGCATGGCACCCCCCTGGCCTTAGAGTCGGCACTCCAGGAAGTGTCAGATAAATTCGACAATGACAAAGAGGACGTCGAAGATTGGGAGGACAAAAAGGCGGGACGTGTAAAAGACGAGACGTTGGCTCATTTCCGCGAGTACTACCGACAGGCAGTTCCCCTTATCAAACCGGTAGCTGCAGAGAAAACTTTTGCGAAAAAGTTCGGAACGGTTCCGATGCGCGGGGTTATTGACTTAATCGACCAGGTCCCCGGAGATTACACCGTAGACGATGACCCGGAAGAGCCGCCACCGCTGGTTGAAGTCGTGTCCGACCTGAAGCTCACAGGAAAGAATTGGAGTGACCAACGCGTTAACGAAGACCCGCAACTCACAGCGTACTCTATGGTTGAAGATGTTGACCGTGTGCGTGTCGATATTTTGCTTGACCAGAAAAAGGGAACGTTTTACAAACCAAGGAGAGCATTAAGAGACGTTTACATAAAAAAGCGTTTGATAGAGGACCTGGAATCCGTGGTTTATCAAATAAAACAAGGAATATTTCCCCGCTGTGACCCCACAGCCTGGAACTGTTCCCCTAAATGGTGTGGTTACTACACCAGATGTATGGGGCCCAAATGAAACTCACAGACTTCTTTAAATTCAGCAAAAAAGAATTTTGGGAGATGGTCGAGAAGTTAGGGGAGTCTGCATCCGAGGAGTTTAAACAACTATGGGCGAAGGCCGATGAGGAACTCCTGTCACACGAAGAAGCTGTGACCTGCCTGGATGATTTGTTTATCCACAGTCACCGGCGAATCCGCGACCACAGCCCCAAACTCGCCAAGAACTACCCCACAAAACAATTCTCCAAAAATAGATTGAAAAATCGAGAGCACCTATGGTGGACCGACCACTTTACGGCAGGCATCAGCCGGTGGAGTACATTGAACTGGTTCTCCGCGCAAAAAAGGAAGAAGAAAAACGGTAAGATGGGTTTGGCGGGTGCATCTACGCACTTCGTCCTGGGCTACCATGACGCACCGTTTTACATCATACCCTTGATGCATGGAGCATGGCATGAGCCGCGCCGTAACAAAGACTCTATCAGCATCGAGCACGTAAACGCTGGAGGGATTCATCAAAACAAAAAGACGGACAGATGGCATTACTGGGCCGGCCCCATTCCCCACCCCCTCGTTTTGGAGTTGCCGCCGGTTCTGCTCGACAAGAAATTCCGAGGCTTGTCCGTCATGCAGCCGTACACACAAGAGCAGGTTATCCAAAGTGTGAAGCTGAAACGTATCGTTATCGCCGCACTTCCTGAGTTGCTCGACCCGTGCCGCATGAGTCAGCACACTGACTGGCGGGAAGGCAAGACAGACATGGGTGTTCTGTGGCCTTTTGAGGAGTGTAATTCCGCCGCGTTCGCCTCAGACCCTATTCCCGAGCTGGACTTTGTACAGCAGTACGAGGATTTCCTGGATGACGTGGGGGATATTTGGGATGAGGTCGAAGGATGGGATGAGCACGATGAGTCGGACAATCCGTCGTACGGTGAGCTCACGCCCACACATGACGATGATGACGATGACGACGAAGCTACCATACTCCGAACCCGTGACGTACAGGAACTTCTCGTACAACACGGCTTTCCTGTAGATATTGATGGCCTGCCCGGACCTAAAACGAGCGCGGCCATCAAGGACTTTCAAATTACCTGGAACAGAAAAAACCCACGCGACCTTTTAAAGGTTGACGGCAAAGCAGGGCCGAATACCTGCGCAAAACTCAAAAGCTACTGACAGGCAAGGAGGACATCATGGATGTGAAAGTGCAAGTGAAGTGCGGGCGTTGCTCGAAATCAGAGGAAAAAACCGTTACGCTTGAAGGAGCTGCGGAGATGGACGAGGCGCAGCTGGACGCCGACCGTAAATTTGGAGACTTCACCGCTGGAGTGAAAGAGGTCGTCGGGACCGTCGGCTATCAGGAAAGCGGCCCCGAAGTCATCGTGATGCAGCGGACTGACACTGGATACGAAATCAGGCAGCTGTCTGACATGTGCTCCACGCCGGACGCGAAGCGGAACAAGGGCTGCAAGTCTCGTGTGGATTACCTCGTAAAGGAGATTTTCCTCCAGAACCCCAAGAAGCCCGCCACACCAAAGAAGCCCAAAGACCCCCCGCCGCAGGACCCGCCGGCACAGACGCAGAAGAAGAAACCAAACAACGGGAAAAAGTAAGATGGAAAAGTACGGTGTAGAGGAGACTCAGGAAAAAACTGCGGAGCCGAAAAAGGATAACAAATGTCCTGATTGCGGCGCAGATTTACGGCCAGCGGATGAGACGGGAGTACTGCTATGCAAGAAGTGCGGTTCAAGGCCGTTCGAAGAAAGATAAGTCGCTTACGGTTTATCAACGACGATAGCCAGAAAGTGCGCATGATACGCGCGCTCTATATAATCGTCTTCAACGCAGAAGAAAGTCTCATCCCCTTAGCTACGGAGCTGTTTCACACCATCGGGGAAATCTTGGAGGGAACACCTCCGGAAGAGCTTCCTCTACATCGTATTCCCAAACCAACTTTCCTAGACACGTATAATGAATTGACACAAAAAACCGAGGTGAAAAAACCGAAGAGAAGAAGAGGTGAAAAAGATGGCAGACAAGAAGAAAAAGAAGACAACGGCACCGAAGAAGAGCAGTGCCAAGAAGCCGGCGCCGAAAAAAGTACCACCGAAGAAGTCACCGGCTAAGAAGCCCGTGACCAAAGCGGCGGCACCTAAAGCCAAGGACGCCGGTGTGCCGGTTGTCAAATGGGCAATCTCCAACATCGTGCTTCCCAAGAAGTGGAACCGCCAGGAGATGCAGAAGAATGACCTCGCGGAGCTCACCGCGTCCATCCGCGCTCGGGGTCAGTTGGTCCCCTTGCAGGTCCGCATGACGGACAAGCCCACGAAAGTGGAGTTGGTGGAAGGGCGTCGTCGTCTGGCGGTCCTACAGGACCTAGGCCAAAGTCACGCACTGGTGTCCATCGTCAATGCCAAGGATGATATCGAGGCGTTCCTGCTGTCTCTGGTGACCAACCTGAACCGCAAGAACAACACGTCCTATGAAATCGCCGAGGGATTTGGCTTCCTGGTAGAGGCCGGAATGTCCAGCGAAGAGATTGCGAAGTCCTGCGGCAAGACGCCGGGTTATGTCAGCCAGCATCTTGCGGTACTCAAAGCGGACCAGCGGTTGCAGATGGCGCTTCAGAAGGGGAAGGTTAACGTGTCTCTTTTCCGCTACTTCACGAAGCTCGACCGCGAAGACGACAAGGACAAAAAGTTCTACGACAAGATGGTCGACCTGGTTCTCAAGGGCAATGTGACCGCACAAGACATCGGGGAGAAAATCGGCGTCTACAAGGACAAGCAGGCGGCGACCGACAAGTCCAAGAAGACGAAGCCCAAAAAGAAGGCCGGTCCGAAGGTCAAGGTGCTCGATTACTCGGACCCGGTGATTACTAAAAACGCCAGGCCCGTGTCAAAAGACAAGGCTCTCAAGTACCTGGAGCACTACGCCAAGGTGGTAGAGAGCACGTCTCTGAAAACGAAGCGGGAGTACTATCGAGGGGTTCTTCTGGGCCTGGAACTCAGTGTCGGCTTAGCCGAGGAAGACTGATTACAGACACACCTCAGACAATTCCGTTATATTGTTCTTCTTCAGTTCCGACCGTATAGATTTTAATTTCATCTCTTTAATTTGGCGCACGCGCTCCGGTGTTATTCCAGTGAGTGCCGCCAGTTGATGGAGACTCTTAGGTTCTGTTTTACGGTCGTTTTGCGGCACACCGAAATAAGCCATGAAGATGAATAAGTCGCGCTCGCTTAGGTGCATTCTCCTTAGCGTTTTTCTAAGGAGATTTTCTGTGTCCAACTCGATAACATCTTCTTCCACATCCTGGTTCGAATCTATGGACAGATTATCCAATGGGAGCGCATCGTGCATAACTGCGGCGTAATTGTTTAAAGGCAATTCGAATTCGTGAACGGATTCCGAACAGGGAGGCAATGACTCTTCTTCGTCTGGGTAGTCCGTACGCATGCCGCAATGCTTACAGAGGTACTTGCCTTCCTTTATATTCTTACGAAGGGATTTCTGCCGGTGAGTAGGAACATGAACGAGCTTAGACGCACGTATTTCATCGAGCATCTCTTTCCGTATCCACCATTCGGCGTAGGTGAGAAATCGCGTGTTCTGCTTCAACTTGAACTTGTCTACCGCTATCATCAATCCTACATTGCCGGCAGAGATTAATTTCTTAACGTGTTCCGGATTTGTCGTAATACTCTTCGCACGCCGAACAACAAAACGAAGATTAGCCACAACAACGCGTTGCCGCGCGTCCATGTCTCTGGGAGACCCGCAATCAGGGCAACGTTTTGGCACAATGGACGTGTCAAATTTACGCGAACAGGAGGTACAAGAGAGCACACGTTTCGCCGTATCATCCGGAGCAATCGCTCCGCAATGCGGACAGTTCGTAGCACGTATGGTGGAGGGAAGGTTTATATTACAGAGAGGACACGTGTGGTATCGTGTTAACAGTTCCCGCTCTTCTTTCGGTGATAGTATTGGATGCTTTCCTACTTCTTGGTAGTACAAATCGTACACTTTGTCCGTAAAGAAATCCGATAACATATTTAAACCTTTCTTTAAATAAACATCGTATCGAAATATATAGACATTGCAACCATTTTTCATTAACATAAACGACACCTCGAAACCCACAACCTTTAAGGAGACGGCATGAGTAAAAAGAAAGAGACCCAAGAGAAACCTGCCTCTGACGAGACCGCTATCGTCAAAGCGCTGGAGGGCCCGTTGGCTCCTCTGGAAGACAGCCACCCGCTCTTCCTGACCAAATACAAGGAAGACCTCACACGCGTATCGCAGACGTTACCGTCCCCGGTAGAACTGCAAAAAATTCTTCAGGCGCTACCCGAAGATATCCAAGGGAATGTCAGCGACATCATCAAAAAGACTTCCGGAAAGAAGCGCGGTGTTTACACCGACGACAACCGTCCGGACTTCCCGGAACTGCGGCTGTTCCACGGAAGCGGTAACGACCCCAATCGCCCGGAGAACATGGTGCCCGGTCACTTCTACCTGAACACAAAAGAGAACGTCGGGCAGGAGTTCGTGGGTGCTGTTCTGGCCATCTGGGAAGGGCGCACGATGTGGGGCGACCGCGACAGTGGGGACGCCAGTGGGATGCCCATCTGCCAGTCCATGAACCGGTCGGTGGGAAGCACGTACGGAACCTGCCAGAGCTGCCCGCACCGCCCCTGGAGAGACGGCGAGAAACAGAAATGCAGTGATGACGTCGTTGCGTTTATGTTGACCAAAGACCTCACCGAGTTGGTCTTGGTGCGCTTCTCGAAAACCTCGGAGCCGGCAGGACGCCGCCTCCTCCGCATGGCCAAGCGCGATATCGAGCTGTGGTCCAAGTGGTACAGCATTACCAGCGATTCCCGTACGAGTCAGCAAGACAAGAACTGGCGCTGGTACGTTATGCAAGTCGAGCCCGCCGAGGGAGACGACAACCTGGTACAGGAAGAAGTCTACCCGTTCTGTGAAGCAATGTGTACGCTGCTGGAAGCGTCCATTATTCTGCCCAAGATGGCGGATACCTACAACTCGGCGCGCAAAGTCCTCGACGGTGAAGAAGAGATTGAAGAGGAGGAAGAAGGGGGAGGTGACGTAAAACCTCTCCAGGGTGAAGGTGATGATTACGGCGACATGCCGGAAGCACCAGAAGACGACAACGTTTAGCTAAACCAGGGAGCAAGGGATATAATTCCCTTGCTCCGTTTTTTTTCAGAAGCGAGGAGAACTATGTCTCAGATAAAACCCACAACATTTGTGCGTGAGTATGCTCCCTGGTCCTACAGCAAAGCATCTGTCGCGAAGCAGTGTCCTTACAAGTTCCATTTACAATACAAAAAGAAGACAAAAACGTATCCCAATGCGGACGCCCTAGTTGGACAGGCCGTTCACAAAGCATTGGAGTACGCCATGACCGGCCGTCCGGTCAGTCCGTGTTTCGAAATAGCGATTAAGGAAGACGACCGACTTACGACTAATGAAATAGAGCGTATTGAAGGATTCATTCCTTCCGCGAAGAAATTCATTAAACGATTTGACGCTTACCGTAAGAAATATCCGTCATACGACCCCAAGTTGGAACAGCGTTTCAGTGTGGGATTTGACGGGGAACCCAAAACTTTCTTTGACAACTCCGGTTTATTGCGCGGCGTTATCGACGTATACATGCTTTTTAGGAAACGCCCTGACGCATTAATCCTCGACCATAAAACCGGGAAGGAGCGGGATTTAAAATTCTTCTCTGACCAGTTTGATATTTACACCTTGTTATTGAAGGCGAAAGAACCTAACCTAGAAAGAGTGCGTGTTGGTCTGAACTTTTTGAAGACTGACTCTATCGTTTTAGGAAGCTTGCAGGATGTGAGGGACATCCAGCCCGTAATAGACAGAGTTGTGAGCTTCCTGAATGACTGCACAAAAGAAACGCATAAGTCTTCACTGGTAAAACAGGGACCACTATGTAATTGGTGCGATTACCAGCAGCAGCATTGTCCGGCCTTTGCGAGAGGGGACAGAAATGGCCAAACAAAAACCTAGGAATAAAGTAACGCGGCAACAGCTACGGAAAATATGGAAAAGACTCGGATACCAAAACTGGCTCGATATCCTCAACACACATAAGCGGAATCACAATTTCGTACCCGCAGGCCAAGGGATACTTAAGGGGCTATGCATCAATCCAGAGCACGATGACTCCGTACCTTCGTTCTTCCTGAACGTAGAGAAGGGTTTTGTTAAATGCTACGGATGTGACACATACACTTCCAATCCGCTCACAGTCCTTTCCTGGATATTGGACTTGCCGGATTCCGAAGCGCTCCAACAGATTCAAGACAAGTACGGTATCAATTTTCTCCCCACTAAAGCTCTTGCCGAACTCGAAGAACAACGACTGAATTCTAAAATAAAGGAGGAGATATATCAGACGACACATCAAATGATGTGTGACGGTATCGCGGACCCCACAAAGAACGAAAATGCGTTCGCGGTGAAAGGTGTGGACTGGCTCGTAAATGACCGCAAAATACCGAAAGACACATTACACCTTCTTCCAATAGGTGTGATGCCGGAGCTTGCTCGCCTTCAAGGTGCGGTATTCGACCGTTACAATGTAAAGAAGGCGGCATGGCAAAATGGTCCACAAGATAAGCCAGAACCTGTCGATTTAACCACGCCCGTTTTCAATTACCTCAAAGACTACATCAAAGGCAGCACGTTCATAGGCGGAATTCTATTTCCACTACACGCTAATATTCGGGAGATAGGGCGCATAAAACTGCGCGCCGCACGGTCCAAGGAATTCCTGTTCATAGATGACCCCTTCGAAGACTCCCTTGGATTATTCGGTTTGGGGTGGGAACAATACAAAATATTCCAGGACGCCAAGTCCAAAGTGGACTTTATCTACCTATTGGAAGGCGAGATAGACGCGCTATCCCTGATGTCACGTTTCATGCAGCAGCACGGCAAGGCCCTCTATCCTGTGGTTTCCGTAGGTGGGAAAAGTGGCGCCCCTTATATCGAGCCGGCACTTTCGGCATCGGGAATCAGTCGAGGCTTCATGGTCGGAGACTCCCTCGCCGCAAAAGGCGAAGGCGTTGTAGAGGAGTGGATGAAGCAGGTCACGGACCTCCATGTCCGCATCTTCAACGGTTGGGATAAGCTACAGAGTACCGACGATATCGACGAAGCAGTTATCATGCTTGGCGAGAAAGCAGTGACCAAGGTCCTCTACAACAAGTTCGACGACAACTTCACCACACCTTCGCAGTGGGCGTATACCCGCGCAGACCGGGAGATGGCCGCTATTGATGAACACGACTACCGTGCATTAATGGAAACCGCCGCGAATCACGGAACTTACCTGAATAACAAAATCGAATGCGAACACTACGCTGAACAGATTGCCACAGCGTACAACATCAATTCCGATATCCTGAAACGTGAAATCTCAACCCGTGAAAATACAGAAGACGGATTCATTCTGCGTTGTACAGACGCCTTAAAGAGCATCCTATTCCCCGTAAGTACCGATTTGGTTCGGGGGCAACGGATTCTCATTCTGTACGACAAAGTACGCAAACGATTCAATAACATCCGCTTGGATAGCCCGCAGTCCCTGTCGCAAGAGCTCGCCCCTATTGTAGGTACGCTGTACGATTTCGTAAACGACAAGGTGGGCTACCCGACGTTTTTACAAATGCCGGGAGAAGATGGGCTCGTACGGGAATCCGTGGATAAGAAGCTAAAATTCTACCTAAAGGAAGCGGTGCAGAATATGGCCCAGGGTTCTCCCGACGCGTTAACAACCTTCAAATACAAACAAGGTTATCATGTTATTAACACCCCCAATCTGGAGCAGCGCGAATACATCGTGTGTGGCCCGGACGTAATCCGATTAGACCGTACTGAAAAAGATGTGACATACACGGAATTGGAGGGGCCGTCGGACGAGGGGGTACTCTTTGACATCGGATTCAAGAGTATGGTTCGCACCCCCTGGTACCCTAGAGGTATGACGACGGACGTACTGAACCGCCATAAGAACACCGACTTGCGCAACTTGTACGAAACCCTCTACACACTCTACAGCTCCGCATTCAATTTCAAGCACCACGAGGTTACGTCAAAACTATTGGCCTCTCTCATGATGGTGCTCCCCATCATGGACGTGTTTGAGCGGCCGTTGTTGATGTTTATCACAGGCGACACCCATTCAGGAAAGTCACATCTTGCAGCTACGTTCGCCGGTGTGAGCTACAAGAAAATGCAGATTCTCTACGCCGGTCACGGTACCGAAGATTTCACGGCCGCCTCCGTGGCGAGCATGGCTGACAGCTCCAGTCTGGTTATCTGTATTGACGAGTTCGAAAGCTCTGACCCCACAAAGCGCGACAACGCACGCCGCATCTTCGAGATGTTCCGGTCGCTCATCGGTGGCGCAACAACGAGAACTCGTGGGCGCCCTGACGGGTCATACTACGAGACCCCATTAAAGTGCCCTGTCATCTTCTCGGCTATTCAAGGTGCCGAACGCCCGCAGGACCTCAACCGGATGTTGCACATCGAAATGCACAAAATCGAAGGCAAGATGAGTCCCTTGAACGTCCTCCATAAAGAGATAGGAATCGACAAGCTGCGTAAACTCCGTCAAGGTGTAAACCTCGGTATGTATCCCCATGCGCTGGAATTAGCGCAACTCGAACAAGACATCATCGGGAACTTTCAGGAACTGCAAGCAGAGCTCCCCTTTGATGTAGAGTGGCGTATGGCGTCGTCCTTATTCAGCCCCCTGGCCGTGATGCGCCACATCGGGCTGGACTGGAAGGGCTTTTTCAAGGAGTACGTCCAAACGAATGAAGCCCTGATAACGCGTGCCAGTACCATATCGGAATCGGAGACGTACTTGAACGCGATGCTGCGCCATGCTGCGATTCATCAACGCGACCTCCCTCCTGTGTCGGTTGCACAATTGTTGAATTCGCCGGAACGAAGACCGGAAATTAATACCGCCTCCTGCGGTGTGTACTACGACGAACAGGGCCAACTGTTGCTGTTCCTACTCGACCAGGCAGTCCCTAAACTGCTACCGTACCACATGAAGTATCCCGGCCTATCTACGATACGAATGAAGGAAACGCTGGACCGCCACAAAGCGGCACTAAACCCACAAGAGGTACTGAAATCCGGTATCTTACGCCGTGTAGGGCCTCACCTCGGCGCCGGTATTCACTTGCAGGACGTTGTAGTCCTGCGGGCGAAGGCCTGGTTGGACTCCGCTGAAGAGTCTATGCAAGCCGCCATGGAAGACGCAGAAGAGGCCAGAGAGGAGGACGTCAGCGATGCCCCAGGAAACAACCTCAACTACGACTTCCCCGAAGAAGCCTAAACCGTTACAATGTAATCTCTGCCAGGAGAACACAGCGTGGAAAGGACCGCTGTGCCAGAAATGTCGTCTTTTTAAACAAAAGCACTACGCAGAAGGAACCGGGGATACCGAGAATGTCGCCTATTTCTGTGTCGCTGAGTGGCCGGACCTACGAGGGCCTTCCGGCAATGTGACCAGTCATCAAACGTGGGCCTATGACGCGGAGAAGATGATTAAGGACGCGTTTCTCGACGCGAAGAGCCGCATAAAGAACTACGCTAAAGTTCGTGGGCGGTACACGTTCGCAATACATTGTGATGTTAATACGAACACGGACTCACAAGCGGACAAAAAGCCCACGAAGAAGACGATGGACTATTGCTACCCACTCCTCAAAAAAGAACTGTTAACCTACGCCCGCAAGGATAAGCCGATAATGGTTTTCGCGGCGGGGCCTCTCGCGCTTAAAGCGCTGGGTTTCAAGTTCCGAAAATACGCTAACGTCCAAGGCAAGTTCCTGGAAACCACGATAGACGGTCGGCGGGTGGTTGCATTCCCGTCAATGTCGAAGCGTCAACTCTTAACCAAATCCGGATTCGTTGAAGTAATGCAACGGCATGTCGACCAATTCCTCTCTACCGTTTACGGGCTGGATAAAAACATCCCGGTACAAACGGAGGTGCCTTTTGAAACACTCATCAAACAATACGTCTTTCCGAAAACACTGAAAGAAGTTCGTGAACTGGTAGAGATGGTTGTCGACTTCTCATTCGACGGTGCTCCTGCGCACAAACACCCTATCGCATTGGACACAGAGACGAACACCGTCAACCCTCACCGTGAAAAACTGAAGCTACTGAACCTGGTTGTTGCGTGGGCTCCAGGGAAGGCCGCTGCGATTCCGGTTGAACACCCGGAATCTCCCTGGACGTTGGACGAGGTGTATCCGTGTATTGCACCGCTGTTGAAGTGTCGCAAGCCAAAGGTATTTCACAATGGACAATTCGATATCAAAGTACTGAAACAGAAAGGCTGGTCTGTAAACAATTACGGCTGGGATACGATGCTAGTCGAGCATTTACTGGCCGAGGACAAGCGCGGCTTCTATAGCCTGAAAGCTATGACCAAAATGATGCTCCCGCAATACGCGGGATACGAGGACCAGCTACAGGAGATAAAAGCACGCATAGATAAGGAGGTGCCGAAAGACGATAAAGAAGAAACGGAAAAAACAAAACCCAAGGAAGCGCTGAAGGGTGCTGAGAAGAAGCTGGCGGAGGACGATGGGTATATCAGCATCCCACTAAAGGTGTTGAACGAATACGCCGCTATCGACGCCGATGTCACGCGGCAGTTGTTTGACCAGCAGTGGGTTAGGATACGAGACGAAAACAACACCCTGAACTACGCCAGAAAAACGTTGCGGAGAAATCGTCACGAGGATTTCCAAAACGCAGCGAAGCCCGGAATTGGCGTACCTAACCCCACCACGAACCTGTTGTGGAACCTGGTTATACCTGCGACAAAGGCACTAGCCAACATGGAGCTACGAGGGATGCGTGTCGACCGTGAATACGCTGAAGAGCTCAACACGGCGATGACTAAATCCATCATGATATTACGTAATGAGTTATACCTCATGACGCCGCAGGGGCTTTTTGAAGGCGAGGACTTCAATCCGAACAGCTCACCACATCTTCGACGCGTGTTATTTGGCAGTGGTTACCACCACCCGGACGACTCGCGACGCGTTATTACATACACACACTTATTGGACAGCGACAGCATCGCCAAAACACCAACGGGGCAAATCTCTACTAACAAGAATTTCTTGCGGTACCTTGTCCAGCAACACGAGTGTGCGTTCTCTAAAGTACTCTTGAAATACCGCGCGTTGGTTAAGGCGCAGTCTACGTTTATCAACAATATACAGGCGCTCAGTAAGGAAGATGGCCGAATGCATACGTCGTTTCACGTCGTAGGTACCGCAACTGGCCGGCTATCGTCATCCAATGAGAATATGCAGAACATCCCCAAATTCATCGGCGAACACAACATCAAAAAGATATTCATCCCAACAGACCCGGAGAATCAAATTATCGTAAACGCGGATGCCAAAGCCGCTGAGGTGCGTGTGTACGCGGCCTACAGTAGGGACAAAAACCTGATACAGGCATTGAACGAGGGCCTGGACCCGCACAGCTTCTTTGCCTCGAAGGTTTATGACCCGTCCGTGGTGCTCTCCGGCGTCCCCCAATCGGAACAGAAGAATACGCTGTCGCTCATAGGAATTGACGAGAACCACGCGTGGAACTACAGCGATTTCCAGAATCGCTACACATTCAAGAAAACGGATGGCCCGTATTACCGCCAACTGGACAAGCTGCGGACCAACATCAAGCGCGTGGTCTTTGGTATTCTGTATGGCGCAGGTAAACGGAAGATAGCAGAGACCGCTGGAATCCCTCTGGAGCAGGCACAGGCTATCATCGACGTACTGTTCCGTATGTTCCCGACGATTCCTAGATACATGCGCACCACCAAAGACCAAATACATCTCCTGGGTGTTGTTGAAACCTTCCTCGGCAGACGCCGCCGATTCATGATAAAGAACATGACGCAGTACCTGAAAGCGAAAGCCGAGCGTCAATCCGTTAATTTCAAAATCCAAAGTACATCGTCGGACATTGTGCTTGGTGTCCTCACCGACATCGATGGCCCGCTACGTGACCTGGAATCGCGGTTGCTCATCACCGTTCATGACTCCGTCGTCTTTGAGACCCCGAAGAAATATGCGGGGCAACTTTCCGACTTCATGGAAGAGTATGGCGTACGGCGCGTTGCGGAGAAGTACCCATGGCTTCCTGTCCCGTTTAAATGGGACGTAGAGGTGGGGCCGTCATACGGGGAACTCCAGGATGTTGACGATTACCTCAAAGACCACCCCCGCATCATCGAAGAAGGTGATGATTACATAGACATGGACATCCGTCAGGACTTAGCAAATTTAGGCGGATAAGCAGGTAAAAGAAGCTGTACTGGCATCCTTTAACTGTGAGGATAGGGAAAGCAACTTTCCCGTGCGTAATGCAGTGTGCGCTATAGACTCAGGAGACAAGCCCATGTCGCCAAAAGCGCTGGTGTTTCACACCGTCGCTGTTCGCCAACATGGACAAGTCACCGTGAATCAAGCAGTACGGCTCGTTATGGTCATGCAGGGCTGCGCCTGGAGACTTCGCTTCCAGAGCGCGGCCCGTGCAGACAATACGAAGATAGCAGTACGTCATCCGGTGATATCTTTCGGCCCGGGGGCTCAAACGCCTGTTTGTGCCCGTCGGGCCTCAGATATCAACGGAAAGAAAGCAGTACGAAAAATTTCTGTTGGCGCTTCTCTTCTGTTGGGTGCAGGGGACGTTACGTCCCTGAAAGAATTCGAACAACAGCATGCGACGCAATCCTGCGGCGCATTAAGGCCGTCTTTCCGCCACATGGCGCGGAAATACGCCACGTTTAGCAACAGAGATTACTGGTAAAATTTCAGGTCGTTCTGGGTTATCTTGAAGGCAATCCAACCGAACAGACCTGCGTGGAGGCAGTCATCCGGTTTCTGGGGTGAGTGCCTCCACACTTTTTTACCCGTAGTGGTTATCTCTTCGTACTCGTTAAGCATGTCGTCGATGGCTATCTTCGACTCTTCCGCGTTCAAGAACTCTACACCTTTATTTTTCAAAAACATGAAGTAGTTGTCGATGAGGGTTGTGCGGTCAGCGGTAAACCGGTCTTTCTTATTCCACTTCAAGGCCTCTACTTGCGAGCCGTACTGTACTTGGTGCACCCGATGGTGTCCAAGAACGGTACGTAGCTGATTATTCGCCGTATGCCCCTCACCGGCATCTCCCACCACCATCTCCACACGGTAATTGGTGCATATCTGACCAATCTTATCGATGATGTGTATCGGATTTACCCCGGGAAAAACTTTGTAGAACATGCACACAAGTTTCTGTCTTTCCCGGTGCCATCCCCATATCCACAACACGGTTCGAGAAATGCCGGTAGTCCCGCCACCCGACCAGTCTATTCCCGCCACCGTCATGCTGATACCTTGCATGGTATTCCCATCCGGGGCCTCGCGCCCTTCACGCGATGTACACAGCGATTCCAATTCCTCCTTCGAAATCATCCGCGTTCCTATAGCATCAGAAACGCCAAGAACCTCATTACGAAAAACAGAGATAGGGCTCTCTTCATACTTTCTAACGATACGCCGCCAACGTCTGCGCGCAATATCCATAATCTCATTACTGTTGGTGTACTGCATAGCCAGAGGGACGTTGAAGGGCATGATAACCTGGCTGAAATGAAAACCCTTTAACATCATATCGGCGTCGTCTTTGTCTGCCGGCGGATTAATATCAATCCATTGTCCTGTGAAAGGATTAAGGTACGCGCCACATTTCACACAGACGGGGCCGTCTTTGCCGATAGACTTTTCACTGTCCACATACTGGTGCACACCACAAGCGCCGCACTTCATCACCCACTCGGTCTGTGTGCTGATTTCCCAAAGGTACTGGATGGTATTTTCCATCGTTTTTGGGGTACCAGCATATGTTTCGTATTGATAATCGGATTGGGCGAGAGTCTCATTGCCGACCGTAATAATGGGGTCGAACAACATGTCTTGTACTTCATCGTACATATTGCGGTCCGTAGAGGGACCCCGCAAACGGTCCGCTGCATCGCTACCGTACGTGAATAGCATTTCCGAGCCGTTGGTGAACTGCTTGTGAAACACACGGTCTGACAAGTCCGGGTCCAAAAAACGCTTGTTGATAACCGGGGAATAGCGCATCGTCTTGTTGACGCGAGTATTTGAAAACCGTACGGTTTGCTCCTTAGTTGGACTTACGAACATTGTTGAAAAGTGCGGTATCACACTGCATTCGATAATGGAGAAATTACTACAGGTCGTGCTCTTAGCGACTTGGCGGCCTGTTTTTAATAGTGTGCGTTGGAACTGGCAATCGTAAATATCACGATGCATGGGCCAGTCCTTCAGGGAGAACTTTTTGCCATCTAAACGAAGCCACGCTTCTGCGACTACACTCAAAGTTGCAGATATCTTAGCCATACACCCACTATAAAAGGAAAAAGGAGGAGAAGCAATGTCATCCAACAAAGCCGAAGAAGGCAAACTCAACTACGTGGACCGCTACGACATGGCGCACGTGAGTTTATCCGAAGCCAAGGAGCAGGTCATCCTGCAAATCAAAAGTGGCCAGACGAGAGGCTGTCCGCTTTTCGTCGGAGAAAGCGGCATCGGAAAGACGCAGATTTGGAGCTCAATCGCAAAAGAGACCGGAATGGGTCTCACCGCCATCCACACCGCCCACTACGGACTCATGGGCGCCGGCATTCCCGTGCCGACCGAGAAGGAGTTCTTCGATATCGCCCTGCCGTCCATCTTTCCGTCAAACGGAACCAAACGCATCATCCTTTTCGATGAAATCAATCGCGGAGCAAAGTACGTGGTCAACATGTTCTTCACGCTCATGGAAGACCAGAAGATATTCAACTACACGCTCCCGGAAGGCTGCATCGTCGCCGCAACCATGAATCCCTCCACCGGCCAGTACTCCGTTACGGAACTCGAAAACGAAGTCGCTTTCCGGCGTAGGATGAAGTGGTTCTTCATCAGTCCCGACTTCAAGGGCTGGCTGAAGCACGCGGAAACCGAGGCCTTTCACGCCAACTCCCGAGGCGTCGCAAAGGACAAACCCTGTCATCCCGCCGTGCTGTCCTATTACCGCGCCAAACCGAAGAACATCTACGATGTAAAAGCGAAGGACGAAGGGAAGCTCTTCTGTTGTCCGGCGTCCATCGAAACCGTTTCCGAGGACGTTTACAACATGGAAGCCCACGAAATCCCCATCCACGGTGAGTTCGCTTTGAATCGTATCGGGTCCACCATCGGCATGGCCATGGCAGCGGAAGTCATCGCGCACCTGAAGGACAGCTCCGTCACCCTCAGCGCGGATGATGTTCTGACGAACTTCAAGAAGGTGAAGCGTGCCATCAAGAACATGGTGAAAAACTCCATGCACGAGCAGCTGATGGACCTCAGCCTGAACGTCATGAAACTGCTGTTCGCGACCACCCCGGACATCGATAAAACGTCACAGAACTTCATCCTGTTCTGCGACGCGTTGCCACTGGAGCTGTCGTCCAACATGCTCTTCGGTATGAAGAAAATTGCCCAGGAGAACCAGGCCGAAAAGTACATGTACGACTTCCTGGATGAGCTTCAGGAAGATGACAAATGGATTAATCTACAGACTCGGATTGACAAGGATTATCGGTCAATCGACGAGAGTCTCAAGAAAGGGGATTGACGCCCTTCTCCAAGGAGAGCACGTCATTGGCCATGCTCTCCGCCTGTCCTGTGGTGTAGTCGTAACAGGAAGCTAGCTTGGCTAGCTGGACATTCTGGGGGTCCTCCGGGAACGAGCGTTCCTGGAGGGCCTCCTTGTCGAGGTGCTCCCACGCTTTTTTCACGGTAGCGGCGAATGCGTGCTTGTCTTCCGGGAGCATTTTCAGGAGGTTCTCAGCTGCGAATGTGATGTACGGCGGCGGATAGATATACCCCGCACGTTTCAAGCACACGGCGACATATTGCTGTACGTCCTCGTCGAACTCCGGAACCTCCTGCTCCTCGGGGTCCATACCTCGAATCAGGGACGCCTCGTACGTCGCCCAGGACATGTGTGCAGGATGGCACTCCTGGAGCGCCTCAGGGTCATACAGCTCCCCATTGAAGGACTGTACCGTACGCTGAAAGACCAGATTGTCCCAGTAGAAGGCCGGGTTCCTGATAAGCGTTATGGCGCCCTGCAGCTTGTCTCGCGCCTCCACAGGGAGGTCTATGCCGTCTTTCTCCAGGGTGAGCCAGATAGTCTCAGGCTCCCAATACAGAAGCTCTATGCCGTAGAGATTACGAGACGCCATCAACAGAACCGTTGCACTACGTCCATCGGATTCCAATAGAAATCCCCGGGCTACCTGCTCCCGTGACGCGGTTTTTACACTGTAATTCTGTAGTTGCGGCACAACGTCCGCAAATCTGGCCAAGCTCTGAAGCATTTACTGACTGTACGCGGCCAGTTGCGTTTCCAGGGCTGACTTGAGGTCTGCCGGCAGCGTAGCAAGAACCTGCTCCAGCGCCGTGATATCCACCTGACCCTCCGGAGCCACCTCTTTGGCAATGTCCGGGCCTAAGGTGTCTTCCCAAAAGGAGAGGGGGAGCTGCGCCAAGAGCGCCTTGTTCTGTAGCGCAGACCCGAACTTGATGTAGTCCTGCGGGTCCTCGGTCGTATTGAAGACGGTCTGAATCGGGTCCGGCAACTGCTTCCCGTAAAACTGCGTGAGACCGGCTTTCTTGTCTAGGTCACTGATGGCCTGTGCCAGCTTTATCTGGTACGCACGGTCAGCAATGTATGCGTCCGAGCTCTTGAACTCGTTGTCAATTTTGTCAAAGACATTCGCCAATGACGACCCCAGTTTAGTGGCCGCCGCGTGGCGGGCACCAATCCAGTCACGGAGAATCCGCGTACTGGTAATGGTAAACCCGGCCAGCTTCTTGGTCTCAGGCTTCAATGGAACGCTATGCTGCTCGGCGATTTTCACCAAGCGGTAACCTGCTTCTGCGCGGTCCGCGACCGTGAGCTCCGCGTACTTTTCGTGATATACACGCTCCACATCGGCTACAGCACTCGGGGAGTCTACACGAAACCGCTTTTTTTCTGGTAAAAGGTACTGACCGTCCGACGCTGTTTTCGTAATCTCCATGGACTGCTCAAAAACGGTGCGGTCAATCTGGTACAGGTCCGCTGCCTTTTCGAGCATCTGCTGAACGTCAGACGGCAACATCGCGGCGAGCTTACTGTACCCATATGAAAGCGCAGCATGCTGAGCATTATGGATAGGAAATCGGCGAATACCAGGCCACGCAAACGACTCATCGGGCAACTCCGAGAATTCGGAGTCATCGAGATTCGCAGTCTTGGCCATGGTCTTCAATTCCGGAAAACGTTCCACTACAACGCGGAGCGTTGCGAACCCGGAGTCACTCGTTTGGTCTGTAATATTTTTCATAAAAACACCTCGTACCCAACGTTTCTATAAGTATAGAGAGAGGAGGAGAAGAATGAAAGAGAATTCTGTTGAAGCCACTCCTGATACATCTCCCACGGACGCGTTAGCCGCGTGTCTTCAATGGGCGTGTAATCCCCGTGGTGGAAATAACCTGTACGGACGCACACTTAACGGATGTGGGCGCCAAGCAAAACCTGGCCTGGGTACCCTTGCGGTAACCCTGGACCGTAGGGGCCGTTACCACTTTGTCTGGGACCCGGAATGGTTCGCCAAACAAGACAAAGCATTTCAGCTTATCGGCATCTTCCACGAAGCCGGACATCTGATTCTCCAGCACCTGGAGCGTCAGTTGAAGCTGAAGCTCGACATGAATGACGACCGCAAGTACGCCCGGATAAAGGACCTCATCTACATCGCAGGAGACATGGCGGTAAACGACGTGGCGATTCGTCCGCTGATTTCATCCTCAGCCGCATTCGCTGCACACGAGAAACGCCTCGTGTGGCCGGAAGAGCGTCAGTACCCCCCAGGGAAGTCATTCGAGACCTATCTGGCCCTCCTCCTGAAAGACCTTCGGGATGAGGGTTGGGACCCCGACGCCGAACCTGAGCCCCAGAAGATAGCCGTTCTTACCGACGGTGACAGTGCCGGAGGAGGGGAAGGAGAGAACGACGACAAACAACCGCAATCCGGAAGTGGTGATGGTGATGGCGGAGGAGAAAACTCCGACCTTCCCGACTGGGTACTCGACCTACGCAGCAAAGCCAACAAACACGTCGATTGGGAAAAAGACTTCGATGACATGAACGACGCTGAAGTTGAGCGCGCCATCAGCCGTGCCAATAAAGAAGCCCGTAAAATCGTAAAAACGGCTGTGGAACAGACACAGAAGAACCGTGGGACCATCCCAGGCGCGCTGGGGAATATCATCGAGGAGCTCCTGCAAGAGCACACCATTCCCTGGCAAACTGTCCTGATGGGGCTCATCAAGTCTGAAATCTCATCCAAACTGGACGAGAGTACGTCTCAGCCCAACCCCTGCTACTTCCATCTCATGAAAGACGGAATCGCTCCGTACCCAGGATACCAGCACAACTTCGCGTTCCGTATGGTGCTTGCGGCAGATACGTCCGGGAGTGTCAGTGACAGCGAGTTCCAGGATTTCATGGCCGAGATGCAGGGACTGCTCCGGGAAGAAGATGACGTGACCGCGTGGCTACTCATGTTCGATGCGGGCATCCAGCATGAGAAGGTACTTGAGGACGGCGACACCGTGAGTCTGCGCGAATTCGCAACACACCGCTACGGCTACGGCGGAACATCCTTTATCCCCCCGCTGAAATACGTTGTAGGAGAAGACACCGATGCGGATTGGGAAGAGAGCTCCGAGCGCGCAAATCAGCGGCTCATGGAGCCTCCGGACCTCGTTGTGATGTTTACCGATGGCTACGCACCCGTGGAGAGCCCTAGTGGGCCCATCCCGGATTACCTACCCCCGTGCCCGCTGATATGGGTATTGACCCCCTCCGGGCAAGAGCACGACCTGATGCAACCTCGGGTTCTGCGGATAAAAGATTAGGAGGAACGACATGGCTAAACGACAGCACATTATCTGCGTTAAAGTCGCGCAGCGGGTATTGACCTACTATGGTAAAAACGCCATCACCAATCCGTACCACGTCTTCCCATACGACCGCGTCTACCTCGTAAAGAACTACCTCCTTCCAAAATTCACCCGGTCTTTCCGGTACTACTTCTCCATGCCCCTGGATAAGCGGCTATTGGCCGCCTTGAACCGCATGGATGTTGCGACAATTAGGTCCGTCAAGCGGTACCGAGACGACGTAGCCCTGGAGGGCCATACAGGTAAACCTGAGGACAACTTCAAGAAGTTGGTACCCACTCCGAAAAACTGGACCTTGGTGGCTCCGACACATGTGAAGTCCGTGAAGTATTTGAAAAACGGAACAAGCGAGACAGAAGAGGGTCTCCAACATACGGTCTCGACCGTTCAGTACTTCTTCACACAAGCAATAAACCCGCACCAGCAAAACTCCCATGTTCGCATGCCGCGAATCACGTTCCATACGCCCGAAAGAACTATTCCAGTCGCCTGTGCCATCTGCAAAAACACCCCTTCGTTCTACGCCAATGAATGTACTCCTGGCACCTACAAATGTCAGCAGAACCACACCATCCGGCTCGCGGAAGACCGTTACTTCAAACGCACCAACAATGAGTCCCGAGAAGAGTTAGGAGGTGAGTAATGTCCATCGGTTATGAAACAACAACCATCGATATCATCGACCTCCCGGATATCCCGGAGTCGTTACCGTACGCTATCGATGACTTCTCCCTCGCGTTCCACTTGGGATTTCGAAATAAGATTCTGTGGTACATCCTGCACGACACGAAAGCGCAGTACAAAGTCTTCCGCATCCCCAAGAGGAAGCGCGGTCAATACCGTATAATCCACGACCCCTCAGACACGATGCGCGCACTGCTGGAACGGCTCCATGTGAAATTTCTAGCACCCCTGCAAGACGAACTAGGACCTCACGTTACCGCCTACCGAAAGAACATCAGCACCATTGACGCAGTGCACCAGCACATCAGAAAATGCGACGTGTGCGACAACATAGACAAAGCCATTACGCCGGCACCCCATGATTGCCCCAAAAGGGGTGTTTACATCCACATGGACCTCCGTGACTTCTTCCCGCACACATCCCGCGCCTGGATTCGTGAGTACCTACAGAGCGTAGGATACAGCCATCAGGTGGCCGGTTACATGGCGAGTCTGATGGTTGTTGCAGATATTCCGAACCCCAAATACAAGAAAGGCGCGAAGGACCGCTACGGCTATCCCGCAAGGAAATTCCTGGCCGGCGTACCGCAAGGGGCCCCGACCTCCGGTGCAATCTGTAATCTCGTCGCAAACGCACGGCTCGACAAACACATCCTCCGGTACGTGAAACAACGGAACAAAGAGGATAAAGTCAGCGGTGAATGGGCCTGGAGGTACACGCGGTACAGCGACGACTTATCCTTCACTTGTGGTAAATCATTCTCGAAGGAAAAGCACCGTAAAATCGTAGACGATATCGCAGACATCATCGGAAAATCCGGATACGCGGTTAACGGTTCCAAGACCAAAATAAGCCAGGACTACCATCGCCGAAAGCTACTTGGCGTGGTTTTCAACCGCGACGCAAACTACCAAAAAGACGAGTACCTGCGTTTACGCGCTATCGTCCATAACTGCGTAGTTAACGGGTTTGAGCACGAGTACGAAAAAGCCGGGCAGATTAGCGCCGACGCCATGATTCCCTGGTTGCGGGGCAACATCAACTGGGTGAACCAGATAAACAAGACCAAGGGACGAAAACTTCTTAATGAGTTCGACCAGGCGCTGGCAAAACACGAAGCGCAGGAAGGAGGCTGATATGGTGCAGAAAATATTGGACCGAGTGTTCACCTTCGCATCATCGGAAGACGACGGCGACGGGGCTCCCCACCTGCTATTCGTGTCCCGCAACAGAGACGAAACGATACTGAGCTACGAAACGATGGACGCGATTGTTATGGACCCTTTGTTCAAGGAGCTGATGGGGGACACGGAAGTGATGCTGGCGCGCATGGACGACCACTACGAGTATCCCGTCCTTCTGGCGACACACGACGTAGAAGAACACGCAATTCCTCTACTCGGACATTCCAACGAAGATGAGACGGTGATTCTGTTTCAGAAAGATAACAACGGGGAGCTACGTCGCCAGAACCTCGATATCTACAAGCTCTACTACCAGTGCACGCGCCCCCATAAAACCGTTGTCGGTTGCTGTGACTGCGTGGATAAGAGCGATGACAATCCTCGTGATTGTGTCCTGAAACGCATCGTTTCCAAACAACAGGAGCAGGACTTCGTGCCGTTTACTCCGGAAAGACTCAAGACGCGATTACGCAGTAAACAGGACAAGATAGCGGGGTTTACCTACGTGAGTCCCAAACTCACGGGAACGAAGCACTTCGCGAAGTACTACCGGGACGAGTACGACCATGACTTCGATGTGATAGAACAAAAGTCCGACATCGTTGCAGCCGGGCTTAAGGAACGCGCACGGTTCAACCGATTCAAAAAGAGTGCGTGCCCGGAATGCTTCATGCAGGAATGGTGTCACGGAAACTATACATACGATGGTGCGTGGCGCATTCGTAGGTGCTCCGGTGCGTACCCCAAAACGGAAGAAGCCGCGTACGATGAGATACTTGAGACGGCGACTATTCCCTATACAAAGAATCAGATAGCCTACCTGTTAAACCGTAGTGGCCCACTTGAAAAGCGCTACAATCGCTGCAAATACGCTGCGACATTTGGGATGCTTACGGACGGAACCCGGGAGCTCCAATTCGGATTACGGAGAAAAACAAAGCCATGGAAGTTCACACCCTTCGACTCCTTCCAATACGCGAAAACGTTTATGGACGAGTACGGAGACCCACACTACCACCAGGTAAAGCCCGGAAATATCACGAAAAGAGCGCAGGCGCTGTTGGTAGAAACCGCCGCAATCCAGGAGTCGCCCCGGTATAATTCCTGGGCATTCGGGGGAGCAACATACCTACCCTTCTACATCTTCCCACACACCTACCGTGAACTATACTTTGACTTGAATTACGTTAACGGTTCCGGACGACACGTATACCGGCACACCGAAGTGCAAGCGCTCTCTCGAATATATCACGAAAAAGGCCGCTTTAAGTGTTTAGCGAAAACGCCACATAATGAGCGGCGCTATCACTACTGGTAGCCTTACACGGTTGTGGGGTCAAACTCCGGACACGCATCTCGAACCGCCGCAAGAGCAGCGTCCTCCGCTGCCTGCGCTGCCGCCAGGGCTGACTCCGCTTCAGCCTTGGCGGTAGTCGCATCCTCCACAGCTTTTCTTTGGGTTGCGACTTGATTCGAAGTAGTTGTATGCGACGCCTGCGCCGCCGTGCAGAACGCGGTAATCAGCGGTTCCAATGTCCCGGTCCTGTAATTGGTGGCAGCAGAACCTTCGGTGTCTATCTGGCTCACGTAATTTGCGAACGTCGTTGTGAGGTTCCCACAGAAAATGAGTTCATTATCGTACACGGACAACAGGGTTAGCACGTGGTCGAGTTCCGTCTTCGCATCTTCCAGCGCTTCTTCTGCGTCCTCTACAGCGCTCTCTGCCTCAATGCGCGCGTCACGAGCTGCCACATACGCCTCTTTAAGGGAATCCTCCAAATCCGGGTCAACCGTGGGAAAGACCTGTACTTCACCGGTACGGTCTTCGAAATTATCCCGGTACGCAACCCAATTACGAATAAGCTGATTTATGCGTGTGCGCAGCGCTTTTTTTGCCTGAACTGCTACCGTCAGTTCGGGGTACACCAGGGAAGAGAAACTGGTCAGGTATTCAGTCTCCTCAGCCGCGATTGCATCATCTCGATTGAGCTTCAAGTCCTGGATATCCTGGGGACTCCCAACCCGGGAGAAAGTATCTGTTGCAGGGTCTGCCTCTTTCCCGATGGAGTAAACGAATATCTGAGTGTGCGGGAGCTCTCCGGCCTGTGTGACGGACGTCTCCATATGGTACGCCTCTTCCTCCGACCCCAACGAAACACCGTAGCAGTCCTGTTCGATGTGTGTGTATTCCATTTAGTCCCCTACGAAGACGTAGTCCAAACTTCCTTCAAACTCCGTCTTGAATGTGTTATACTGTCGCGCCAAGGAATCGATACGGGAGAGCGTGTAGTCTGCCGCGTCCACCGCAGTCTGTTCCGAGGAGTATCCCACAATCGCCTGGTCCTTGCGGTAGTAGTCAACCGCATCTCCAACCGCTGTGTCGTAATCCGCCGGGTATGTCTCCATATCGTATACGGTTGCAACGTGAGAGAAGTCCTGCGTATCTGTCTTGAATACAAAAATCTCTCGGGCAATTCCCGAAGCGTACGTAACTTTCGTGTCGACCTTGAATACCGGTCCTTCATCTACTGTGCGACTTTGGTGTACTTCTATTCGAACGCTCATTCGTAACGCTCCTGGTCCACTCCGCTGAAATTATCTGCGTTCATGGCGTCCACTAAGGACTGTGCCTCTGTTCGCAGCGACTCGTATTTGTTATTCGCATCTTCGAAGTTGGTCCAACCGTCCGCATGGTCTGTAGTAATGAAATCAGTCCCGGTAAGTCCCGTGTAATCTCTGTTTGCTACACCATCATCGGCAGTGTGAATCGTAACGGACGCCCGCTCTACGGAGAACGCGAGGAGCCGGGCGAATGCAGGAAATCCGGGTGCGTCAACCACAACATCGTATGGGTCGGTATCGTCAATGACTACAGCCTGAACCTCCGACACTTGGCTAAAAAAGCGAGTCCAAATAACTGGCAAATTATTGGCGGCAATCTTAATGATATCGCCATTGACTAAGCCGCTTATGGCGGTTAACGAATCCGCGCTGAAACGATTAACTAATTCCGGTAAATCCTCCAGCGGAGTCACCACGATATCGTCCCGGGTCCCCACACGGTGTAGGAATTCATCGGCTAGCTTGTCTCCTTTGTGTACCACTAGCGCTTTGTAAATAGACGCGGGCCGCGTAACCACGGTGTTGACCGTCGTGCGCATAAGATAGTCCTACGCGGGCCCAACACCTTGTCGGGTTTTTTCGTATGTAATCTCTAGGCGAGCTCGGCTCATAGTCCATTGACCTTTCGTTTTGTTTCTGTCAAAAATAGTAAGCTATGGGTCCGAATAAAGCAAGGATTAGGCACTACGCGGGCATCGACCCATCTAAACGAAAAACCGGTGTAGCCTTAATCACGCTTCGTGATAAAGAAATCCACAAATACACGTCATTGGTTATTGCGCCAAAAGAATTGGATGATATACAATTACTGTTACATCTTCGGAATGACGTGGACATGTTTTTCAAGAAGAAAGCAAATTGGGAATTGCTTACGGGCTCCGCTATTGAAGGCCCCTCTCTTTACAGTGTAAATAAGTCCGACGACCTCGGCCAAGTGCGCGGCGTACTCAAAGTAGTCCTGGCAGACGGTAGCAAGAACCTACCGCACACCATCCCTCCAGCATCCCTCAAAAAATTCGCCGCAGGAAACGGGCACGCCAAAAAAGACGCTATCGTCAAAAAAGCAGAAGAGTGTGGGTGGGGGCGCCTTACAGAAGACGAGGCGGATGCTGCGTGGCTAGCCGAAATAGCTTGGGCCCTATCCGAAAAAAGAAAACTTTCCCGAAAACAAATAGAAGCGATTGACGGTATAAGAAAAATGACATTCCAAAAAACCCACGCTGCTAAACTAAGCAGTTTCAATTTGTAGAGGAGGAGAAGATGTTGAAATTTGAAAGGGTCTTCACAGACCCGGACAGGGACCCGTTTGACAAAATCGAGTGGGAAAGTGAGCCAATCAAAGTTCTCGGAAAAGACGATAAAGTCATCTACGAGTGCGACAATGCACAGTTTCCTGCCTTCTGGTCTTCCAATGCACGACGGATTACCGCCCAGAAGTACTTTCGAGCATCACGTAAGAGCGAAGAACGAGAAACATCCGTTGCCCAGATTATTGAACGGGTAGCTACGGCCATTACGACTGCCGGTGTGGACCAGAAGTATTTCCTGGTACGAGATGGTGTTAATTTTTCGTCAGAACTCATGCATATCCTGGTACACCAGATGGCCTCGTTCAATAGTCCCGTGTGGTTCAACCTGGGAATCCCCGGGAATGACAGGCCGCAGGTCTCGGCGTGCTTCATTAACGAAGTACACGACAACATGAAGAGCATCCTGGACCTTGGAACCGTTGCTGGATTGATTTTCAAAGAGGGCAGTGGTAGTGGGACCAATCTTTCACCCTTGCGAGGCGCCAAAGAGACCATTAAGGGCGGTGGGCAAGCCTCGGGACCGGTGTCCTTCATGGAGGGTTACGACGCACAAGCGAACATCATCTTGAGCGGCGGCCGTTCGCGGCGCGCTGCACGTATGTGCATCCTGGACATCGACCACCCAGATATCGAGAAATTCATCAACTGCAAAGCTACCCAGGAAGACGTTGTAGAGCTGTTGGTGAAGGGTGGAATGCCGGCGGATTTCACAGACCCAAACAGTGCGTACACCCAGGTCAAGCACCAGTCCGGAAACAATTCGGTCCGTGTCACAGATGCCTTCATGGAGAAAGTGCGCGCGGCCGTTTACTACAAACAAGACTCTCTTTGGGCCCTGGTAAACCGGAAAGACAAACAGATAGCAGATGCGAAATCGGTGACGGACTTATTCCGTCAAATCGCCGAGGCCGCCCATAAATGTGGAGACCCAGGACTCCAGTTCCACGATACAGTCAACAAGATGAACACCTGTCCGGAACACGGCGAAATCGTAGCCAGTAATCCGTGTAGCGAATTCATGTGGCACAACAACAGTGCCTGTAATCTCGCCAGTATCAATCTCTGTAAATTCCTGACCAAAGACAACAAGTTCGACGTGAAGAAATTCAAACATGTCGTACGGGTCATGCTGACTGCACAAGATATCCTGGTCGACATCGGAAGCTACCCCACGAAGAAGATACAGAAAAACAGCCACGAGTTCCGTCCGCTGGGGCTAGGCTACGCCAATCTTGGTGGTCTCCTGATGACTCTCGGTGTCCCTTACGATAGCGACGAAGGGCGGGAAATAGCCAAGGCAATAACGAGCCTCATGACAGGCCACGCGTATCTCACGAGTGCGGAAATAGCGGGCGTGAAAGGTGCGTTCAAAAACTACGCACCGAACCGCCGCCATATGGAAAGTGTGTTGGACCAACACTTCGCCGACACGAAAAAAATAGGTAAGGATTCTTTGGGTGTCGCGTCGTCTGCTGTGGCGACCTGGAGAAGTGTTATGGGCATTGGATTCGGCCGACGTAAATCTGTCGAAGGCGCGGGACCTGGATTCCGCAACTGCCAGGTCACATTACTAGCCCCAACGGGTACTATCGCCCTCATGATGGACTGCGACACTACCGGTGTAGAACCGGATATTGGACTTCGAAAGACTAAATTCCTCGTGGGTGGGGACAGCATTGAGTGGATGAATGGGAATATCGAGAGTGCGCTA